TAGGATACCTAATGTCATCACCATCTGTCTCAATATCTCTATGACCATCAGATGGAGGTTGAGGAAAGCCAAGCAATGTATGTTTCGCACCTTTAGACATAGTTATTACTCCTTATTAGTTATTGACCAAGTTAATGGTAATTGTATTGTATTATAAGTGTAAAGTGGCTACTAATATCATCATAGCTGGTGCTACCAATCCATTGCGGCAGTGCAAAAGCTAAATACTTTCACCACTTATTATTATAAAAGTAAAAGAAAAAAAATTAATAAGAACCAAGAGAGGAGGGGGCCATCTTGGCTTCACCCGACTGGCCCCACTCTCTCAAGGAATTAGAATCCCTCTTCTGCTGCTAAATCATCCATAGCTTGGTCAAGGTCAGAATTCTCAAGGTTACCCACTGTCTTGGAATCTGCTAGGTACCTGAAACCGGAACCAGTATGTTGCACGAGGTGAAATTCTGTGCCGTCGTGGTTAATGGTGTCATCACTGACTTGGGCTTCGATAGGTACTATCTTCTTACCATCATCGGTATTTACTGGTACTGTTACTTGTATCTTTTTCATTTCGATACTCCTTTTTAGGGTTATGGTTAACTAAAAATCGGATTTTCATAATCCGCCAGAAAGGTTTACGAGCTAAATATGTATCCATTTCAAAATCCTACAATTTTTCTCTAAAAAGAACTTGGTCAAATAAACCTTTTGTATAGCTTGACATATAGTCTAAATTCAAGGGTGGTAGGGTTAGGGATTTTAAATAATAATGTGTACGGTATATGGCGAAAGAATTAAAAGAATTATCTAAGCTCCCTTTTGAGCATCAAAATAAGATACTTGAAGCGTTGTGTAAGAACTACCAGCCTATAGAGATAGATGATAAAGTATTCTTAATCCCAGAGGAAGTAAACGAGTTAATAGATAACCTCGTAATGCAGTTAAACGATTTATATATATTGCGAGAGCAAGACAGAGTTGGAAAAGAGAACAATTAAAAATATAGCTCACTATGTTTATGATGACATAGATGAGTTTAGAGAGCATCATCCAAACACAGTAGTCCATCCAGACTGGAAGATTGCTAATCAAGATGATTGGGTATATAGTGATGATGGAAGGATTGTTCAGCTATTGAAAGTAGCTAAGCAAGTTAACCATCCTAATGACAGGAAAAATTATAAGTTTGCTAAAGGTTGGGTAAGGACTGTAGTAGGTAGTTTCATTAACCGCCCTAATACTAAGATGGATACTGACTTTAGTGAGCATAGTAATAGGTACACGTTCAGTAAGACTATAAAAAATGCAAGCCAGAGAGTTAAGGAAAGGACTAAGATTACTAACAAAGAAAAACATTTTGCTACTAATGTAGTAGTAGGTATGGGGGCAGTAGAAGCATATAAGAATGTATATAAAGAACTCTCAGACCAAAAAGCAAGGAAGAAAGCAACAATACTATTAAAACAGGAACGAGTTATGAAAGAAATAGAAAAGTCTGTATTAGATGTAGCTAAAGAAATGGGTGTTGACCATAAGTATGTGTTAAATAAGTTAAAGAACCTTGCTGACTACAGTGAAGATGATAATATTGTTTTGCAGTCAGCGAAAGAATTAGGTAAGATTGTAGGCACATCAGGGAATGTAGTTAAACAGAGAGAGACTGGCCTTCTAGGAGTTTTTCAGGGTTTTTCACAAGAAGAGCTAGAAGGAGCTTCAAGGTCTAAACAATTAACCGAGGTAAAGAATGGCGAAAAAGAAGAGAGAGCAGAAATCAAACAAGAGACAAGTAGCTGATTTTAGGCAAGATGATGATGGGAATGTAATAGGATGTCCAAGATGCGGTGCAAGGTCTTTAAGAAAAGATGGATTTTCATATTTTAAAGAGAGTAAAAAACAGCAGTGGCGTTGCACTGCTTGTTATAGAAAAACACTAAAACCTAAAATACTAACACCTGCTCCATTTAAAGTAGATGCTAATTTAGTGGAGTCAATGCCAATAGAAGATATTATTGAGCACAGGAAAAAACAGTATGACCATAAAGTAGGAGCTAGAGACAGTAGGAGACTCATTAATATTCATATTAATATTGATGGCCCTATAGGAATTGCACATTTTGGAGACCCTCATGTTGATGATGATGGAACAGATTTATCACAAATTATTTATTACATGGATATTATCAATGGGACAGAAGGTATGTTTGCTGGCAACTTGGGAGATATTCAGAATAACTGGGTTGGCAGGCTTGCTTCTCTATATGGCCAGCAGTCGACTTCTTCAAAAGAAGCATGGAGATTAACTGAATACTTTATTAATAAGTTAAATTGGTTATATCTTGTTGCTGGGAACCACGATGTATGGAGTGGTGATGGAGACCCATTAGAATTTATTATGAGAGACCATAAAGGAATTTATCAGAGATGGGGAGCTAGGATGAACCTTATATTTCCTAATGGTAAAGAGATTAGGCTTAATGCAAGGCATACATTCAAGGGAAGTTCAATATGGAATACTGCTCACGGAGTAGCTAGAGCAGCCCAGACAGGATGGAATGACCATATACTTACTTGTGGGCATACTCATATTAGTGGGTATCAAGTTATAAAGAATCCTTCAAGTGGTCTTATAAGCCATGCTTTGCAAGTAGCGTCTTTCAAGATAATAGATAATTATGCAGATAAATTAGGATTAGATGATAAGAATATATTTAACTGCCCAGTAACGATAATAGACCCTAATTATAAAGACCATGATAATAGATTAGTCACTACAATTTTCAACCCTCAGATGGCTTCAGAATATCTAACATATCTTAGAACTAAATAGCGTAAATTAAAAAATGGCAAAATTAGATAAATTCGTATATAATGCTAAGTTAGTCAGAGTTGTTGATGGTGATACTTGTGATGCAATGATAGACTTAGGCTTTGATACATGGGTAAAAAAGCGTATAAGGTTTATGGGTGTGGATACTTGGGAAAGTAGGACAAGAGATTTAGAAGAAAAGAAGAAAGGATTAGAGGCTAAAGCTTATACGAAGAAAATGTTGGAAAGTTCCGATGAAGGCAACTTTACTTTAAAGTCTCATGGGACTGGGAAATACGGCAGGGTACTAGGAGAGATATTCTTAAATGTTGAAGGAGAGAGTAATAGCCTTAATGAGCTATTGAAGATAGAAGGCCATGCATATGAATATCATGGTGAGAAGAAGAAAAAATTTAATGTTACATAGTGAATATTAATTCTCAAGATGTATCAAAAGCTGAAGAAGCCCTCCAGTTAGCCCACAAAGACCTCATATCATTTGGAAAGTTATTCTTACCAGATGACTTCATGCGCAGTGAAACCCCTTTCTTTCATTTTGAAATGTCTGATGCTATAGACGATAGAAATGTAAAGCAACTTGCAATCATTATACCTCGTGGACATGGCAAGACTGTATTGACAAAAGCGTCTATAATAAAAGACTTCGTATTCTGTAAAGACAAAAGCAATTTTTTATTTTATGCTTGGGTTTCTGCTACGCAAAAGCTTAGTGTTGGCAACATGGATTACATAAAGCACCACTTAGAGAACAATGACAGGATAAAATATTACTTCGGTAATCTGAAGGGCAGAAAATGGACAGAAGAAGATATTGAGTTATCAAACGGATGCAAGCTCATTTCCAAGAGTAATGTCGCTGGGATTCGTGGAGGGGCAAAACTCCATAAGAGATACGACCTCATCGTACTTGATGATTTTGAACATGAAGCCAATACCATCACACCAGAAGCGAGAGATAAGAACGCAAATCTGGTTACCGCTGTGGTATATCCTGCTCTTGAGCCCCACACTGGCAGGCTTCGTGTTAATGGCACTCCTGTGCATTATGACTCTTTTATTAATAATCTTCTTACAAATCATGCAAAAGCTAAAGAAGATAAAAAGCAGTTTGCTTGGAGAGTGATTACATATAAAGCTATTACAGATGAAGGAGCCCCTCTTTGGGAATCATTTTTCAATAAGAAGAAACTTGAAGAAAAGAAGAAGTTTTATTCTGACTCAGGTCAACCTCAAAAGTTCTTTCAAGAATACATGATGGAGGTAATGAGTGAAGAAGATGCTGTATGGACAAGAAAGCATATAAAATATTGGGATGGTTATTTTAGAAATGAAGAGGGTATTAATTATTTAGTAGTTAACGGTGACCAAATGCCAGTAAATGTGTTTATAGGATGTGACCCTGCTACAGATATTGATACTAAACATTCTGACTTCAGTGTAATAATGGTAGTAGCTGTTGATGCAAATAATAATGCATATGTTTTAGAATATGAAAGACATAGAAGTATCCCTACTATTGGAAGTAAAGACCCTGCTACAGGAGAGGTTATGGGCAAGAAAGGAGTAGTGGACTATATAATGGAACTGCATGAAAAGTATAACTGTACTTCATCAACTGTAGAAGATGTAGCTATGAACAGAAGTATATTCCAAGCATTGAATGAAGAAAGAAGACTTAAAAATAAGTATAGTGTTTCAGTCATTCCAGAGAAGCCCGGTGGTCAGCAAAAGAGAAATCGCATATACAGTGGACTTTCAGCCCGTTTTAGCATGGGAACGGTCTACTTGCGCAAAAATATGTTTGATTTAATTAACGAAATTGTTACTTTCGGCCCTAAAATGGCTCACGATGACACAATAGAGAGCCTTTATTACGCATTAGTTCACGCTTTTCCGCCAAATTTTAGCAGAAATAAAGAAAAAAAGTGGTTTAAAACTATAAAAAGAGCAAAAAGTTGGGTAGTAGCATAAATGGCAGGTAAAAGTACACATAAAATTCAGAATCCTAAAAGCATGGGCAAGTCATCCCTTGAAACAAGGGCTAATATAGGCTCTACCCAAGTAGATGTTGGAGGTCCTAAACACTCATATTGGCAGTCGTTCATGCCTAAAATAAAATCATTTGTACCAAGAAAACTTAATGTACTTTATTCTCAGAGGAAAAAATAATGCCTAGATATGGTAAACGCTCAAAAGAGAGACTAAAAGGAGTTAATGCTAAACTCGTAAACGTTCTTAATGAACTCATAAAAATAATGGATGTCACCATCATTGAAGGTCTAAGAAGTGCAGAAAGACAAGAAGAACTCCTTGAAAAAGGAGCAACTAAGGTTAAATATTCAAAGCATATGGAAGGTAAAGCTGTTGATGTAGCTCCATATCCTATTGATTGGGAAGATAGGGAAAGATTTCATTATATGGGTGGTATGCTAAGAGGTATAGGTCACCAGATGGGATTAAAAATTCGATGGGGTGGAGATTGGGACTCTGATGGTGAAATTAAAGATAACTCATTTGATGACTTAGTTCATGTAGAGATTAGAGATTAATGGCAAGACAGTCTAAAAAATTAGTAGATAATATTACTGACCTCTTTAGGAAAGCAAATACAAGTGAAAGACAGAAGTGGCAAACTGATTCTCAGAAGAGTTATGAATTCTTCTTAGGAGAACAACTAAGCGCTCAAGAGAAAGAAGACTTGCAGTCTGGAGGTATGCCTGATTTTGTTATAAACAGGATTACCCCGGTTATTGAGATGATGAAATTCTTTGCCACGGCTAATAATCCAAGATGGCAGGCGGTTGGTTCTGAGGGAAGTGACTCAGATGTAGCCGCTCTTCATTCTGATATTGCTGATTACTGCTGGTATAATTCAAATGGCAATAGCATTTATTCAAGTGTAATACAAGATGCTCTTGTAAAAGGCATAGGATATATGCAGGTAGATGTTGACCCTGACCAAGACAGAGGTATGGGTGAAGTTGTATTTAATTCAGTAAATCCTTTTGATGTATATATTGACCCAACCTCAAGAGACTTCTTATTTAGGGATGCAAGTTATGTAATTGTTAAAAAGGATATGCCTAAAGAACAGTTAGCTAGACTGTTCCCAGATGATAAAAGAAAAATAAATAAAGCACAGCCAAGTAACTTAGGCAATAATGACTACAGCCAGAGAGATGTTGTGGAAAGTGAGATAATATTTAATGCTGATGTAAGAAGTTCGGCATATACTAAAGAAGGTGAAGATGATGAAATAATAGATTATTACGAAGCCTACTTTAAAGAAAAGATTGCTTACATGAACTTGTTTGTAAATATGCCTCCTTCTCCACAAGAGATGAAAGAGATACAGAAACAAGTAGAAGAAACTCTATCAGGCCTTAGAAAAGAGATGATAGTTCAACTGGAAGAACAGAAGCTGCAGTTGTCACAAGCTGTACAGCAAGGTGAGATGATAGAAGAAAGAGCCCTCCTTGAAATAGAAAAAGCTGAAAAGTCCATGAACGCTGAATTAGAGCAGAGGAAAGTTATTCTATTAAGTCAAATGGAAGAAGCAAGGACAAGGATTGAGAATAGAGTTGTAACAGAATTTGAATACAACTTAATGAAAGAAGATGAGAATTTAGTAGTAAGTATTGTTGACGCAGTAAAATTCTACGAGAATAGGATTAAGCTTTGTGTAGTTATTGGTGACAAGCTTTTATATGAAGATACTCTACAGGTAAAAGAATACCCAATAGTTCCATTTGTATATCAGCATACAGGAACTCCATATGCATTAGGGGCTGTTTCACCACTGGTAGGTAAGCAGAGAGAATTAAATAAAGCCCATCAGATAATGATTCATAATGCAAACTTAGCTTCTAATCTAAGATGGATGTATGAAGAAGGTTCTGTCCCTGAAGAAGAGTGGGAAAAATATTCATCATCTCCCGGTGCATTATTAAAATACAGGCAAGGATTTGCTCCCCCTCAACCTGTTCAACCACTACCGTTAAACTCAGCTTTCTATGGTATTACTGAAAATGCTAAGAGGGATATGGAATACACTTCAGGTATTTATTCTTCTATGCAAGGAGATACTGGCTCATCACCTGAAACATATCGTGGTTTACTTGCTATGGATGAATATGGAACAAGAAGAATTAAAGCTTGGATGCAAAATATTATAGAACCATCACTTGAACACTTAGGAAAGATTTTTAAGGATTTTGCTCAAGACACATATCAGGCCCACAAAGTATTTAGAATTGTACAGCCAAATAATATAAATGAAGAAAAATCAGTAGAGATTAATATTCCTATATTTAATGATTATGGAGAGTCTATACAGAAATGGAACGATTATGCATCATCTAAGTTTGATATAAGGATTATTGGAGGTTCTACTCTACCATTAAATAGGTGGGCATTATTAGAAGAATATTTTAAATGGTTCCAGTCTGGCCTTATTGATGATATAGCAATGATAGCTGAGACAGATATTAGGAATAAAGAATCAATTATTAAGAGGAAGAGTGTATATATGCAACTTAGAAGCCAACTTGAAGAACTTCAGGGTGTGGTAACCGATAGAGAAGGTACTATTGAAACATTAGAGAGACAACTTGTACAGTCTGGAATAAAAGGCAAAGTACAAGATGCTGATATGAGAATACAAAAAGATTTACTTGAGACCGAAGCTGCGCAAAGTATGCTGAGGAATAAACTGAAAAGTGATACAACTACGAAGATAAAAGAACTAGGTTTAGCAGTTGCAGACGCCAAGAAAAAGCAGGCAACAAAGTAGTTTACTTATTTAGAGTTTGTATCATAAATTAAGGAGTAATTATGACTGAAACTAAAACAGACAACCTTGATACGGATTTATTCGTAGAAAGCCCTGAAGAAAGTACAAGTCCTAGCGCTGACGATTTTTTTGACGCTCTTGACCGTAAGGTAAATGAAGGGATACTGGAGCCAGAAGAGACCACAGCCGACAATGTTCAACAATCTGAATCTCAGGCAACCTCAGAAATGAGCCCTACAGAAGATAACGATGGAGAACATAATTGGGAGAAAAGGTATGCAGATTCAAGCAATGAAGCCAGAAAATTAAATACAGAGCTAAAAGAACTTGAACCTTATGTACCTATTCTCAATGCAATGAAGCAAGACCCCAATTTAATTTCTCATGTAAGAGATTATTTTGAGGGTGGTGGTAAACCCCCAAAAAGTGTCAAAGAACAACTTGGCCTTGATGAGGACTTTATTTTTGACCCAGACGAAGCTGTCAGTGATGGCGACTCTAGTTCAGCGAAAGTGCTTCAATCGGTAATAGATGGTGCGGTTCAAAGGAAACTAACTGGATTTGCGCAGAATCAGCAGAAAGTTGCTGAGACTCAAAGTGCAGAGCGTTCATTTAAAGAGCAACATGATATGTCGGATGAAGAATGGAGTGAGTTTGTTGATTATGGTAAATCAAGGACACTCACTCTTGATGATATTTACTTTTTAAAGAATAGAGACAGCCGTGACAAGCAAGTTGCTAATTCAACTCGTCAAGAGATGAAAGAGCAAATGCAAAGGGTAAGAAATAAACCTCAATCAGTCGCTAAGACTGGTAGTTCAGGTACGGTTGAAACATCTGAAGAAGACCAAGTTTTTGATGCTATTTTAGGGATTGACTCCGAACTCGAATCGGCATTTGGCTAAATAATAGCTGAGTGCTTTAACTTAAAATAGGAGAAGGCTAAAATGGCTGACTATTTTTCACTCGAGTCAACTGCTGACGTATCGCCTAGTACTACTTCGGGTAGTCCTAGAACTGGTACTGACCTAAATACTGGTGTTCTTAGACGAAAGTATAACTTCGGAGATAGAGTTTCAGAACTAGCAATAGCTCAGGACCCTTTCTTTCGATTAGTTTCACGGTTGTCGAAGAAACCAACAGATGACCCCGAGTTTAAATTCACAGAACGCAGACCTTCCTATCATAAACGATACGCATATCCCATAGCTTTTAGTAATGATAATTCTACTTGGGTTGAGACATTGAATGGTACAGACATAGATACTCAATTAGATAGTTATGAAACAGCTGGGACTACAGTTTATGTTAAGATGATGGGCGATTACAAGCACACTGGAAATGTTCAGAATATATCTGGACAATCTGGTAGTGAAATTGTAATTGGTGGAGCATCAACACAGCCTCAGTTTTACTTACCCGGTCAAATGGTAAGAATAAACTTTGGCAATGCAAGTGCTTCTCTATCTGCAAAACAAAAAACAGCTTCTTACGCTATTGTAAGAGTAGATGCTGTTACTCTCCAAGACCAATCTTCAGCTACCCCAACGACTCATACTCAAGGGGAAGCTGCGGTTCTTCAAGGAACTGTCGTAAAGACTAAAACTGCTGGGCATGATGTCATTGCAGGAGTAAACTCTGCGGCAGCAGCTGGAGATTCTACATATAATGTAAGTATCTCTGGTGAAGGTGAAACCAATGGAGCTGGACTTGAAGATTTCAGGTCTTATGTTGTTGGCTCATCCCACGCTCAAGGAACTGGATACCCAGAGACTTGGAAAGACCAACCTTTCTCAACTGGATATGGACGTACTCAGATTTGGAAAACATCTATGGCAATGGATAACACTACTCGTGCTACCGTGCTGAAGTATGAACCAAATGAGTGGTCTCGTGTTTGGAGAGAAAAGTTAATTGAACATAAATGGGATATTGAACAAAGTATCTTATTTGGTTCTCAATACGACTCAGGAAGTGAATGGTACACGCAAGGTGCTGTTGATTTTGTCTCAAGTTATGGTAACGTGTTTAGTTTGACACACGCAAGCAAAACACAAGACGATTTCTTGCAAGATATGAGTAATTTCTTAGACCCACGATACAATAATGCAAACGCTACTATGTTTTTCGTGGATACAGCAACTTTTAACTGGTTGCATAAACTAAGTGGTTACTTCAGCAACAACCTTGAGGTATCACCAAACTTCAGAGCTGATATGTCGTTAACAGCTAAAAAGAAGGTATTTGGAGTAGACATTGCAGTTATTTCTACACCTTATGGTGATATGAGCGTAGCTCGTAATGTCCACCTCGATGGAAGCCCAATCAAAATAC